GTAGTGACTCGCTGTAGAGGAGGACGGATGGGAACCCGCGTCAGGGAGCGTAGTGCGCCAGCTACTTCAGCGTCTGGTTACACTAAGACGCCGAGCGGCAAAACGTACTACAACTTGACGCAGGATTCCGCAGAGCGGACTGAAGACGCGACATGGAATTACTGGTCCTATCGTCGCGGACTCGAGAAGCGCTTACGCGCTTCCCCCGACAATCGTTCGTACAAGGTCGCCCTTGAGGCGGTCAAGACGTTCGATCAAGGCGGTCCGTTCTTGTCTCAGAGCGTGGATTTTATTTCTAATCCAGGCACCGTCAACTGTGAGTCGTTTTATTACGGCCTAGTTGGCGATCTCCTCCCGCATTCAGACTGTGCCGGATCGTTCTCCTTTAAGGAGGCCGTACCCGGTACGACAATGTTTGCGAGGGGAGGGCAGGCAATCTATGCCTGCCGTCCGATGCGCCCTGAGATGAGTGCCACCGTGAATATCGGTGAGCTCTTCCGCGAAGGACTGCCCTCAATACCGGGCAAGTTCTTCAGACGACCGGGTCTGGGTTCTGCTTCCGATGAGTTCCTGAACTATGAGTTCGGGATCAAGCCGACGGTGTCGGCTGTGAACGATACTGTGAAGGCTTTTCGCCAAGCAGATCGTACGTGGGCGCAGATCACCCGTGATGCCGGACGAGACGTCCGGCGTCGCTATTACTTCCCGGCCGAGTCCTCATTCACCCACGTCCTTAGGACGCCCGGTTACGGGTATCCAATTGGTGCGGGTGTTCTCTATGATGTCGTCGGTACCTGTTATAAGAACACCCTGACTGAGTCTCAGACTTGGTTTTCGGGTGCCTTCAGGTATGCTCTCCCCGGTGGTGCTGACCGATGGTCACGCTTCCGACGGGAGGCCACGCGTTGGGAGCAGGTGTACGGCCTTGGGCTTAAGCCCATTGACTTGTACAGACTGACTCCCTGGTCGTGGTTGCTCGAGTGGGCCGCGGACTACTCCAGCGCAATTAGCTGGCTTGGTTCGAGCGCATTCGACGGCGTTGCGATGCGGTACGGGTACATTATGTGCCACACAGTTGAGACCACCACATGGGTCCTGACTGGTCTGAAGTTTAAAGCGACTTCAGCGTACTGCTCCTCGTCCTTTTCCTGTCAAAAGGAAGTAAAACAGAGGGCGAGGGCGAGTCCCTACGGTTTCGGTCTTGAGGAAGAAGATCTCACGACCGAACAACAGGCAATCCTCGTCGCTCTTGGTTTATCCAAGAGCAATCCGTATCGCGCCGAATGACTGGCGCGTGGGAGACCATGGATGGTCTCTCCGACGAAAGGCCCCTGTCGTGTTGGCAGACCCCCAAACCATCACAGTCAACTCGGTTGCCAAAGTTTTGGCCCGAGTTGGGAACTCGGCTTCTTCGGCCAATTACGTCGAACCCGAGGGTTTGTTCACCCTCGACACGTACCGCACGTTGCTGAAGTCGAACGATGTGCGGCATGTGGCGACGTTCAAGCAGAAGAAGCTGTCGGACGACCCTCTTCTCGAGGGCGTTTCGACCTGGCGGACGATGACTCTGTCATTCTCTGCCACGGTTCCGTCTGCCGGCTTCACAGCTGCCGAACAGGCATTGCTGTTGGACGGCTTTCTCGACTGGCTCCGCGCAAGTACAGATGCGGTGCCGATCGCGCTGATGGCTGGTCAGATCTAGGTCTGACTGGGGGTTCCCGACATTGGTATTTTGCTTGTCGGGGGCCAGCATGACAGGCAGGACCGGCCTGCTCCCGCTAAGGAGCTACCGTGAAAAGCCTGAAGTGCCTGGTAAGGTGCTTACTGCTGGATGCAGGAGCACTGTGCGATGTCGACGTTGCTAGGGACATCGAAACGGCCCTAGCAAGATTTGAAGAGGAAGGGATACCGTTTCTCACGGTGACCCTTCCGTCCTATTGCGCAGCCTTTGAAGAAGCGCTGCGCGTAGGATCCATTTCCTCTGTCCCTTTCCCGAATTTCCGGAAGAGGGGTGGCTACCCACTTTTCTTGGGTGGGATGCTCAGGATGGTCTTCAATCCCGAAGGTGGTGCTGTTCGTGAGGATGCCTCAGCCGACGCGGTCCAAGCGGTCCGCCAGGTCACGTCATTCCTTGGAAAGATCTTCCAGGTGTGTTCAGAGCGTTATCAAAGACGCTCCGTGGAGGCATACATCACGTGTGAGAAAGAACTGGAGAGTCAGCAGAGTATCTCGGCTGACTATCTTGAGCGTCTCGGTAATGTTGCTGTCCGTTATTTTGGCAGCATACTTACCGGCGTGGACCAGGACTTGTTCAGAAATGAACTCGTACCTGGCCATGGGCCAGGTAGCACGGCCGACGGCATGTACGGAAATCAGAAATATGATCTCCGCGGGTGGTCCGATAATCTCGAACCACTTATGCCGTCGGCCGACTACCTGATACCCAATTCAAGGCATCATGCCGTCTTGGATGATGTCCAGTTCTTCGAACCCGGTACGGAGCCGCCCGTTAAGGTGGTTCTTGTGCCTAAGACGGCCCGAAAGGCTCGAGTCATAGCGATGGAACCTAGCTGGAAGCAATACGCCCAGCAGGCGCTACTCCGCTCCTTTGCGGAACGGATGGCTGGTGATCCGGTGGTCGATATATCTGACCAATCGGGTAACCAACTCCTTGCTCAGCTCGGGTCCCTGGACGGGAGCTTCGCGACATTGGACATGTCGGAAGCTTCTGACAGGGTGACGGTGGAAGTGGTGCGTGCGGTGTTTCGACGCACCCCTCTCCTGCTGCAAGCTCTGCTTGCAGTGAGATCAGGAACCGCTTCCCTGCCTTGCGGAGATATAATACCTCTCCGTAAGTACGCGTCTATGGGTTCGGCTGTCTGCTTTCCCGTGCAGACCATTGTCTTCGCGACAGTGGTCCTCGACGCGGTAGAACAGGCGGTCAACAGCTCATCTCGCCTTGATCTGTCGACCAGACAGATACGGGCCTGCGTCAGGGTGTTTGGAGATGATATCGTAGTCTCCACACCCTTCGTACATCACGCGATCGATAGTCTCAACCAAATCGGGATGAGACTTAATCCCCACAAGTCTTTCTGGACTGGAAAGTTCAGGGAGAGTTGTGGAGGTGACTTCTTTCGGGGTTTGGACGTTACATATGCCAAGCTCCGTCAGCTGCCACCTCGATCGCGCCGGGATGCTAGCGGTGTCCTTTCTCTCATCGCTTTCAGAAATCACCTCTATGAGCGTGGTTTCTGGAAGACGGCTGGGCGGATAGATGATCTGGTTCGCCACTTAGGCTTACCACTGCCAATCGTCGAAAAGACGTCGCCAGTGATGGGCCGTTATTCTTGCTGCTTTGCGTGGCGAGGAGAGCGGATCCATCCTTCATACCAATCCCCGTTAGTTAAGGGAGTGGTTGTGAAGACTCGATCGCCGAAGAGCGAAAGCTCGGACGTTGGTCGCTTGCTGAAGTGCCTCTTGCCTCGAAGGGTTGAACCCTTCTATGACAAGGAGCACTTGCTGCGCTCCGGACGCCCCGACCGCGTTCGCATAAAGGTCGGAATGGGCCAACCCTTCTAAGGGTTGGCGGGCCATCGGC